GGTCAACCCAAGAAAAAAAGAAAAAGGCGGGCTTAGACTCACTGAGCAAGGATTTGAATGTCTGCAACAGGCAGGTATCAAATGTTACGAAATTAGATTCGATGAACCTATCTTTTTTACTAACAAACTGGCCATTTGGATTGATCAAAATATAGATTGCCCATTTTATTTGTCTAATAGAAAGATTTGGGTATTTGGAGAAAAGATGGCTGTCAAATTAGTGTTGTTTTCTGGCAACATTGCAAAATACCAAAGAGCGCAGGAAAGATTTAAAGAAAAACAGAAAATCACTTGACAAAGTGCAAGATCTTTGCTATACTAGTAACACTGTAAACAACTTACTTCAACAGTTTTTTTAGAAAGAAGCACTATGTCAGAGAAACTTTCCGCCAATCGTACAGTTAGTCCTAACGAAGCTAAAGCAGCCATTCGTAAATGTATGAAAAAACAACGCCCTGTTTTCATGTGGGGCCCTCCCGGTATTGGTAAATCCGATATTGTTAAGCAATTAGGCGCTGAGCAAGATCGTAATGTAATTGATGTCCGTTTGAGCCTTTGGGAACCTACAGATATTAAAGGTATTCCATTTTACAATGCTAACTTGGGTACAATGAGCTGGGCTCCTCCATTGGAATTCCCTAGCGATCCAGAAGATACTTCTATCTTGTTCTTAGATGAACTAAACTCTGCGGCGCCGGCTACTCAGGCGGCAGCTTATCAGTTGATTTTGAATCGCCGTGTAGGTACTTACATTTTGCCAAAAGGTGTAACTATTGTTGCTGCCGGCAACCGCGAAACTGACAAAGGTGTTACATTCCGTATGCCTGCTCCGTTGGCAAACCGTTTCCTGCACGTTGAACTCCGTTGCGATTTTGAAGATTGGCACCAGTGGGCTGTTAGCAATCGCGTTCACGAACAAGTTGTAGGTTATTTGGGTTTTGCCAAGCAAGACTTGTACGACTTCGATCCAAAGAGTTCTAGCAAGGCATTTGCTACTCCCCGTTCTTGGATGTTTGTTAGCGAGTTGTTGGAAGAAGATGATGTTGCAGATAACACATTGACTGATTTGATTGCAGGTGCTGTTGGTGAAGGTCTTGCTGTTAAGTTCATGGCTCACCGTAAGGTTGCTAAACAAATGCCTAAGCCAGAAGATATTTTGGCAGGTAAAATTAAGAAGTCAGAGATTAAAGAAATCTCAGCAATGTACTCATTGACAATTAGCCTGTGCTACGAGCTTCAAGAAGCTGATCGTAAGAAGGCTAAGGATTGGGATGTTATGGCAGATAACTTCTTTGGATTCATGATGGATAATTTCCCAACTGAATTAGTCGTTATGGGTGCAAAGGTTGCGTTGACTAACTATCAACTGCCGTTTGATGCTAGCAAATTGAAGAACTTTGACAAGTTCCACGATAAGTACGGCAAGTATATTATCCAAGCAATGGAAGGCTAAAATTGGACCCTGCGGGGTCCTTTTTGCTTGCTCTTTTGATAAATTGACTATATAATAGTATTATCGCAACTAGGAGTTATTATGACAGTAATGAAAACTGAAAAACAAAAGAAACAAGATTGGACTGGTAAGGAATTTACCTCTGCCGAAAAAGCAAAGATTTTGGATAAACTTATTACCGCACGAGTTGGTCTGTTGCTCCGACATCCGTTTTTTGGTAATTTAGCTACTCGTCTTAAAATGATAGATGCATCGGATTGGTGCAATACACTAGCCACAGATGGTCGTAACTTCTATTTCAATTACGGTTTTGTAAACAAGCTCACTCCTAAAGAAGCAGAGTTTGGTTTTGCACACGAAGTTCTACATAATGTATTTGATCACATGGGACGTCGTGATAGCCGCGATCCACAGTTGTCAAACATTGCCGCCGACTTTGCCACTAACCAAATTCTTAAAGATGAAAGAATTGGTACAGTTCCTGCATTCATTAAGATTTTCCAGGACGACAAATATCGTGGCATGAGCTATGAACAGATCTATGATGACCTGTATGAGAAGGCAGAGAAGATTGATATTGGTTCACTAGGTGAATTGTTAGACGAGCACCTGGACGGAGAAGGGGACGGAGAAGGGGAAGATGGAGAAGAAATTGACGGTAAAGGCAAAGGTCGTCCAAAACTTACTGCTGAAGAAAAGAAACAGATCCGTGATGAGATCAAAGAAGCTATGGTAGCGGCTGCTCAATCGGCAGGTGCTGGTAAAGTGCCGGCAGGTGTACAGCGTATGATTAGTGACTTTACAGAACCAAAGATGGACTGGCGTCAACTTTTACGTATGAATATCCAAAGTATTCTTAAGAGTAACTTTAGCTTCAGCCGCCCTAACCGTAAGTCGCAACATTGCGGTGCAATTTTGCCAGGTATGATGAACGAAGAAACTATTGATGTGTCAGTGGCAATTGACATGTCAGGTAGTATTTCAGACAAAATGGCTAAAGACTTCCTAAGCGAAGTTAAAGGTATTATGGATGAATACACTGACTTTAAATTGGACCTGTGGTGTTTTGATACGCAAGTGTACAACTATGCTCAATTCACTGGCGATACTGCTGAAGACATTCTACACTACGAAGTTAAAGGTGGTGGCGGAACTGACTTTGATGCCAATTATGAATTTATGAAGGAAGAAGGCATTGAGCCCAAGAAATTCATTATGTTTACTGACGGATATCCATGCGGTAGCTGGGGCGACGAAGATTATTGTGATGCATTGTTTGTTATTCACGGAAATGACAGTATCGTTTCTCCGTTCGGTCAGACAGCCTATTATAAATAAAGTAGGTACATAATGTCGCTAAATAGAGGGACAGTTAATGCGTTGAGTGTTTTGGGATTTAGGAAACTATCCTTTATTCCAGAACATTTTGCCAGACTCTCTATTGATCATAGGATAGATGTTAAAGCAGTAGAATATTGGATAGAGTACAATCTTAATAGTAGGTACTCAGTTCAAATAAATTACGGGCTGGATCATACCAGGAAAATTTTAGAAATTACTGAAATTGGTATGGAAGATCCTAAAGAACTAACTATGTTATCACTAGGGTGTCATCATTTACATAAGAAAATAAAGGATAATTTTTAAAATGGAAAATCAAGAAGCACAAGTAACCAGCGAAGCAGTTGGTGGAGAAGCTCAAGGGGCACCTGCTCCTGAATTAACAATTACAGATTTAATCAACATTCGATCAGTTGTTGATGTTGCAGTTCGTCGTGGCGCATTTGGTGCTACCGAGGCATCTGCGGTAGGGGCTGCATTTGATAAGTTAAACACTTTTTTAAATGCTGTTGCGCCTGCTAAGACTGATCAACCGGCAGAATAAAAGGAGAATCGCATGAAACATGTGGGAAAAATGAAAAACAACTCAGCTAGAGTTGCTGTAGCGTATAGAACTATTCCTGGCGACGCAATGAGCGCTTTGGTAATCGGTACTACCGGCCTAGGCGATGCATATCACGATGCTCTTATGGCATTGATTGAAAGCGACACTGGTCAACAGGCAAATGAACTGGCGGATGTATTAGCAACTAGGAGATTTCCAGACGGAACTGTAATGTTAAGTTGGCTACATGCTCACGGACATCTTAAAAAAGTTCCCACTAGTCTTGTGTTGATGACTCAGAACTCGCAATCTTCTATTCCGCTCGACGAACTCAATGTTGTTATTGCAGAACAAAAAGGTGTTAGTCTAGATGAACTCGCTGTAAGTGAGGAAGGTAAGCCTAAAGATAAAAAAGCAAAAGCGGCTAAGGAAGAAATTATTATTCCCGAAGTAGTCGAAGCAGTCAGTACTAAGGCACTAACACCTATTGAAATGAGATCAAAGGCTGATAAACTTTTCAAAGAAGCACAAGCTCTACGCAAACAGGCAGACGCTATTGATCCGCCTAAAAGTAAAAAACAACAAACTGTAGAAGCTGAATAATGCATCCAGATCATGTTTACCTAAACGCTCTAAAAAATATTCTAGAGAACGGTGATGATCGGCCTGATCGCACAGGGGTAGGTACACGAGGTATCTTTGGCCTTCAAATGAGATTCGATCTTACTGAAGGCTTTCCTGCTATTACTACAAAAAAGTTAGCATGGAAGGCCTGCGTCAGTGAACTACTTTGGTTCATTGAAGGCAGTGGAGACGAAAATCGTTTGAAGGAAATTTTGCACGGTGAACGGTACAGTGAAAAGAAAACTATCTGGTCAGATAATGCTTCTGCTCCATATTGGGTGAATAAGAGACTGCAACGACATCCTGGAGATCTAGGCCGAGTGTACGGCGTTCAATGGCGTAGATGGCGGAAACCATTAGTGCGTATCAACAAAGTTGTTTTACAAAATCATGACCAATTGCTAGAATTAATTGACGGAATCAAGAACGATCCTTATAGTCGTAGGCATATTATAACAGCTTGGAATCCAGGTGAACTTGACTTAATGGCATTGCCCCCATGTCATATGATGAGTCAATTTTATGTTAATAACGGTAAACTAAGTTGTCAAATGTATCAACGTTCGGCAGACATGTTTCTTGGAGTGCCTTTTAACATTGCAAGTTACGCATTGTTCACTCACATGTTAGCACAGGTGTGTAATTTAGAAGTTGGGGATTTGATTATTACTATTGGTGATGCACACATCTACAATAATCACTTTGAACAGGTTAAAGAACAATTGACACGTGACCCACTGCCATTGGCAAGATTAGAATTAAATCCAGAAATTTCTGTAATAACAGATTTTGAAATGGAAGATATTGAACTAGCAGATTATCAAAGTCACGATGCAATTAAAGCACCAATGGCAGTTTAGACCTTAACTTCAATCACACCAAAGCCTTCGGATTTATCTTCGAGGGCTTTTCCTATTACTGCTCCGCTAAAAACATTTTGTCCAACACAGGCATATCCCGGATGTGCGCTAGTTACTAGTAGATCGCCCTTCTTAATAGGACCAATAACTTTGCACGAAACGCGACCTTTTAAGGCAATATAGGGGTGAGTTTCGTTGGTTCCTGCCTCGGAATTCATCATATAGGCTGGATTTTTACTTACTATACCCGCTACCCTTGTATCAGCATAAATTGCGGTAACGGTAACTTCGTTATCTCCGCCAACTACTAACACGGTACCTGGGTCATAGACTGCATCTGCTTCATATCGTTCAGCAAGGTCTGCATATAGCGCAGATGATGCAACAGTGGTTAAAATATTAGTAGCAGGATTATATGTTATTCCATTATCTATGTATGCAGCATTAGTAGTTGAATTAATAAATGTAACATAAAATTGTTGATTAGTTGCGGTTGTATTAGCCGTAATACCGGAGGCAGCAGTTGCAACGTCAGCATGTAATGAGCTCAACGATTCGGCTGCGGTGCCCCAAAAATAACTGCTAGTTGACAATCCGGTAATTTCACTCCTAGATGATCCGGTTATAGGATCAGCACCTGCTAGTGTAAAACCTTTTACAATTTTTGTAAAATTAGTAGTAATAGAGGGATAAGTAGGAGATACAGAATAATCACCTGACATATTATAAGTTTCTGCAGATACAATAGCAACAACTTCGTCGTTTGTACCTAACACAGCTTTGATATTGAATACTGGAAGGTCGGGAGCTAGTACATCATATTCAAAATCACCACGCCACTGTGCCTTAATGTTAGCACCAGTAGCCGGTCCAACAACTATCCATTCTGTACCGGTCCACACCTTTAATTGGTTTGATATTGTATCAAACCATAAGTCACCTATTGTAGAATCGCTAGGAATAGTTTCACCAGTATTCGATACTGCCAATGTTTTAAATTTAGCTGCAATTGTTCCACTAGCTTCCGCATAACACACATTTAATGTGTTAGTTGTATTATTGTACCAGGTCTGCCCTATTAAAGGAGTTGCAGGTGGAGTGCTATTTGAAAAATTTTCTAATAATTTTAAAAAGTTTTCATTTTGAATTTCACCGTAACCAGAATAGTTTCTTCCTACAAATATTAAATCAGTAGTTTGATCTAAAGAAGCATCTTGTACTATTGTAAGTTGCTGCCCATTTGTTTTGTTTATAATATATGACATTTAATATTCTCTTAAGGTCTAACGGCAGTAAAATCTACCTGCCTATTGTGATTAGTTGCAACAAAGTTGAAGTAGATAACATAGTTAGTAGTAGTACTAACAGTATCAGGATTAGTAATAGTAATAGATCCGGACGTGTATTCGCCGTATGCATTTAATATTTGAGTTCCTGAAGATATTGCTGCTATGGGTGGAGTAGATGCAGTATAGCTGAATCGAGAATACGGAACACCGCCAGTGACTTTGATGAAGAACGGAATACCTACAGTTATTGGATCACTAATTGTGCCTATCTCAGAAGTAGAAGTAGTGCCAACACTATCAGTTCTAATTATTTCATTCCAAGCAGGTTTCACAATATTAATATTTGCAGTAGGTGCCCACAACCAGGTCACTTGTCCAACAGTAGAAGTACTAGTTGCAGTAAAGGTGTAAGGATGATTATTTAAAGGTTCCCACCAACTGAAATTTTGCTGTGAATAAGTCGTAGTTAATTCAAACTGTCTGACTGACGTTTCTGTATTATATACACAAATAACTGATGCTCTAGTATTTCTCGGTGTAGATATAGTATCAAACATTCTTGCTAAACTATTAGCAATCGCATAATTTGCATTATTGTATGAGGTCAGGTTAGTATTGGTCAAACTAAAACTACTAGTTGTCATAGTAGCAGTATATGTACCATAAGGAGTTATATCAAAATACGCAGATAAGGTAATTGGCGCTAAAACTTCTTGACCTTTAATATATATGCGACCTAAGACTTCCAAATCTTGTAATAACGTAACGCCTTTTTTAATAGATCTCGGTTGTCCTTCATACTGGGTTCCGGCAAGATATACCGTCGATGAAGAAGCAGTCATATTAAATGCTTCTTCCGAAATTAATCCAGCATATTCACCATAAGAATTAATTAAACTAACCTTAATTGGATTAGGCAATTCTCCATTACGGATAGGTCCCGGTGGAGGCAATATACCAAATTGACCTAACAGGCCGGAAGTAGCAGGCCCTACTAAATTGTAACTGTTGCCATCCCATACTTTTAATTGAGTATTAATAGTGTCATACCAAAAATCACCAGTGCTAGTTGTAATAGGAGCAGTCCCGCTAACATGAGATCCGTATGTAGGCTGAAAAGATGATCCGTCATATACTGTTAATCGTTTTGCAGTTTTATTAAACCAAAGCTGACCAGTTTGAGGACTTCTTGGTTCTTCATTTTCAGGAGCTGCAAAACTGGTCAATAGTCTAACTAGATTGGTGTTGTAATACTCACCGTAGTTGTTTACATTTTTTCCTATTAGATCTAAGCTAGTGGAAAAGGTATCAACATCACCAACTGCAATAGTTGATAATACTGTTCCGTCGTTATTATATATTGTGTAGGCCATTTTATGTCTTTATATGATAATAGATTGGGTGCCCGTTTGTTCCAGACAACGTAGCAGTTGTTAAATTAGGAACCTTAAAGAATCCAGCAGTAACCGTAGTTCCTGTACCGTACTTGTCAACTCCCCCGAGAGCATTCCACAATGTTTGATAGCTAGCTTGACTAACTTCTTGTCCATTGCAATATAAGAATCCAGTATAGGACGTTGAGGTACCCGACGGCATGATCATGCCAGTTGAAATTAATCCAGGATATACATCTGCTAGAAAATTTCCTTTGGTAATTTTAGATAACGATCCGGTATCTGTTACAATCATTGTAGTAGTACTTGTAGCAGTTGTTAAAGACGGTTGGTCAGTAATTGCGCCAGGAGTTAATGTTGTTGTTAATGTTACATTTGCAGAGCCGTTAAATGTTACGGCAGACGATGTTGAATGTCCGCTTATACGGAAGGTTCTAGAAGTCTGCAAAGAGGTAGCAGTATCAGTGTTACCATAAATGTTAACAAAAGTTGTAGAGCTACCAATATTTCTTACATATACACTTTCAAATGGTCTAGCAGCTGATCCTAAATTTGTTGCCGAGTTTACGGGAATAATATTTCCAGCTATGATATTCGAAGCTGTGGATATTTCAGTTGTACCGTATACAGTTAAATTACCTGCCAATGAAGTATGTCCCGCAACGGTTGCAGATCCTGTTATAGATAGATTGCCATTAGCACTAATTTCTCCATTGAAATACGCACTGCCATTAACTGTTAATGTTCCTGTATTAACAGAAGTATTAATTCCTACCTTACCAGTCTGTCCATCAAATTTTATATAAGAATTATCTGTTACCCCAACTTTTAAAACACCAGATGGGTAGCTATATTCGACAAGTCCTAAGTTTGTACCAGTAGAAGTAGCAATCTTTATTTCTTTATTAGTTTGATTTGGTCGTCTAACAAATAATCCCTGAGCTGATTCTACAATTAATGATCCAGCAAGTAGTTGTCTTTGAGAAATAGGCCATATATTTTTTAATACTTCGTTAGCTTGAACATACACTCCATTAGAAATTTCTAATGTCTTAGCTCTATCTGCAAGACCATTAAATTTTGCAGCCACTTTTGTAGTGAGGTTAACACCCGGAACTAAGCTAGAGAATCCATCGATAACTGTTCTAGGCGTGAAAGTATTGTAAGAGATAATCTCAACAACTTTACCATTTACCCAATTTAAAATTACAGGATATGTTTCACCTGTATTGCTTATTAAATTTACAGCTTCGTTACCTGTTTTAGCATCACCAGTCGATACGTTCGGACCTACTAAAGTCCAAGTATTACCGTATCTAATTTTAACCTGAGTATTGCCAGTATCGACCCAAATATCTCCATCAATTAAAAGTTGATGGTACTCTATACTAGGATCATTTGCCTGTTGATAAATTCCGTTAGCACTGGGCCAGCGAGCACTTGTTGCTGCGCCATTGTTAACACGCAATACTTTGCGACCTGGATTGCTAGTGTCATACCACAATTGTCCTTCAATAGGATTAATAGGTGCATTCGGACTTGCAAAATTTTCAAGCAACCTTAAGAAATCTTGAGCAATTGTTTCGCCATAGTTAACATATCCAGGTCCTACAAGATCCAGACTGGTATCGTAATTATTTTTAATAGGACCAGTAACAGTAATCGTATTTGACTTACTAGGATCTGAAAAATTTAGAGTATATTGTGTTGCCATGATTAGTTTCCAATATTACTCAAGCTCTGAATTCGTATTGTGTAATCAATTTGAATCAATCTATTCAAACTTTTTTGTACGGGGTGAAAAATAACATGAGTTAATAGCATTCCTGTGTTAGGACCTTCAGTACTAAAGGATTTTAAACCCAATTCATCAAATACATAAGCGCCTTCTGAATTAGTTGCATTATCAAATGCTGCTTGATCGCTAGGTTCGCCAAAGTCTAATAAACAGCTTACAAGAACATCAGTATAAGCAACACCAGCAATGTGTCTAGTTTCCATAAAGTTTCTTGCAGGATCTAAAGAATAACTTTGTTTAGCATCAACTGTTTTGTAATAAGTTTGATTATATAAGGCAGCAACATTACCAGTATTATTAGGAGTTAAGTAAGTAATGATTCCTGTCGGGTCAACTCTAGTTCCGCCATTACCAAACACCATTTCTGCAATAGTGCCTTCGCCTTGATTTGCTATACTCTGTGCAAGAGCAATAGAGAAATTTTCGTAGTGAATTGCATTTCTTTTATTAATAAAGACTTCGTTAGTAGTAGGGTCATAGATCTTAATATGACCCTGAATGCCAACACTACCTGCTTCGTTGGGTTTAGAAGCCGGGATAGGCGTGGGATCTTTTAGTAAATTGCTCATGTTTTTATCTTCCATACTGATATTTATCCATATAATTTATTCGTAATTTAACTTCCGTACCTATAAATTTTAGGTCTTGGCCAAGCTAGTCCTGTACTAGGACGAAGACCTTGATTTACTTTAGGACCTACTTGCCCCGTTGCTGGCCGTTCTTTATAAAAGTATAAGAATCTATTAGTAGATCCTTGAAGATCAGTATAATCAGTTGGTCCGCCTGTACCTGCTGTAATTTGGTTAAGTTTTGATCGATCGTGTATGTATGTTAATGCTTGCGTTTGATTTAATCTAGGCCAGGTTTCTGCAAGACACGCTAACACACCCGCTACTTGAGGACTTGCCATTGATGTTCCAGATCGTTTAGTTAAGTAATATGCAGTGTCCCGAGCATCGTTAGAATAAATTCCAATGTTAGAATTTATACTACTCATAATATGCCGACCAGGCGCATATACATCTATACGAGGTCCGCAATTACTACTAACAAATTTAGAATCATCAATCGATGATCCAACTGCTCCAACGCAGATCATATTTGAAACTGCTGTTACAGTTCCTCTTAGGTAGTAATATACTAAGAAACCTACAGTAAAATAGTTGTTATAATCATCAGATATTGATGACGTTTCATTTGCAATTTTAGAATATAGATTTCCGGCTGCTCCAACTGCAATAACGCCTGCTGCCATTAAATCAATAAAGTCTTCTTCTAGTCCAGTGTTGCGCTGGTTAACAAATGCGAAACCTCCAGAATTAAAAATTTCGTAATTTGTAAGTTGAGTAGAAGTAAATGGGCCAGCTATTGTAGTTCCTCGGTATCTCACTGAAGTGATTGATGTAATGTTTACTTCTATAAAAAGACCGTAACTATGATTTGTTATAGTGGGGTTTTTATTTCCCGTTAAAGGATTAATTTCTTTATTTTGATGCCATACTTTAATGTAATCTGAAAAATAAGTAGTAGAACTAGGAGAACTAGAATAAGGACTTATATTATAGATAGTTGCATCACGTGCCCACCCTTGAGTATTTCCAACAAGGGTACCTGCTACGTGAGTTCCGTGATCGTTATCAGTTGTCCTATCTGAATAGCCGTCACCGTTATAATCAGGATAGGATGGATCAACATAGGGACCATAAACATACGTACCGGGGAAATCAGAAATTACTGTCGGGTTTATTTCAAACCAATTGTACTGGACTACTCGAGAACCACCAGTACCGTCAACATTAACTGCAAATTCTGGATGATCAGGATTCATGTGGCCGTCTACAATCACAACGTCAACATGTTTTCCACTGGCAGTTACATTAATTTCTCCGGATGTATTATTGATACCATTGGATCCCCAACTAGACCGTTGTTGACCTTCAACAGATCTTAATAGACCCCAATTTTTATGAGAAGCTGAAACTGAATTTGATTTATTCCAAAAAGTACTAGATTGGACCCAGTTAGGTCTAAATTTTAGACCTGCTTCCTCAAGTGACAACTCAACAGCCATTACTCTTGAATCTTGGCGAATCAATGCTGCTTCATTGTCAGTTAATCTATAATGTGTATTCCTACTAACAGGTCGCCTATTTTTAACCGGAACTCCCCTATCGGGTATAAAAAGAGAGCCACCCGGAGTTTCCATGTCATCATAGAAATTATCTAGATCTTCATAGTGGTGTAGTGTTATAACATATTCTCGCTCTTGCATTTTAATTTTCCAGTTGTAATATGGTCAAATCAACATTTATAATTCTAGACACAGAATCTTTGTTAGTTACTGTTAAGTATATTGTAGAGGTCGTTGTTGTGTCATTATTAAATCCAAGAACGCCAGGAGTAATTAATTGTGTTAGGGCGCCAACTGAAGTAATAATTTCAGCAATTACTCCACTGCCGGGCAATGGATCATTTCCTTCTGTCCTACTTGAGTCAGCACTTCTGCTTGCACCATCAGAATAAATTCGTACCCATGCAGGATAATTAGTAGTTACTTTTGATAGGAGATAAGATTTAGCTCCTACAGTCTGGCAGTTTGATGCGGCAGCGGATGCAACACTTATACCGGTTGTGGCCTGTACAGCGGTCCTAGAAGACAGACCAATTACTGTTGCGGGTCTCCAAGTTGAACTACTTGCGTTCCAAACTAGTGCTTGATTATTCGTAGGAGGAGATGATGCTGTGTCAACATCAAGAAAAACGTTTATGCTAGTTGCAGTATAGGCTGTTGGTATTCCCGTTAAAGAAGAATAATTACCAGTAGTAGATACTGCTGCAAGGGACTGCCATCGAGTATTATAATTAGTAGCATCTATCTTAGCTAATACTTGGTTAGCAGTTCCTCCTGGAATCACACCCTGACCGTTAGTACCAGTACTTCCTGGGGTGCCGGGATCCCCTTTAAACCCAACATTGGTTAGTTCACTAGATAGTTGAGTTAAAAGACTTGAAAAAGTAACTCGTTTTGTAAGTCGATTATCAACTATTACAAATGTCGTAGCATTTGTAACATTAGTAATCGTTGGTAATAGCGTAATATTTGGCATTTTAATATCCTTCTAGAGGTTCTCCGTTTTCATCCGTTAATGCAACACTGTTTTCAAGGAGCACTTTTTCTCCTCCATAATAATATATGTCTGGCAACTCAGCTGGTCTAGAACGTATAAAGTTAGCCTGTGTACCTGTACTAGATACTAATGATGTTGCACTAGCATTTTCCCAGAAGGCTCCTTCCTTCTTCACTACCGTTATTCTTGTTCCAGTTGTAATTTCTTCAGCAATATTTAATGTTATCTGTTGAGTAGATGTAGTTATAGTAAATTCTGGAGGAAGTGTTTCATAACTCGAAGTTGTAACTCCGTTAACCTGCACAGATGCCATTGTGTAATATGAACGAGATTTATCGTGAACAATTAGTGAAGTTTTTCGTAGCTGGCGTCCGCCATAATATACTTCTACTTGATCTATTGCGTTAGTAAGTGTTGAGAATATAATACCATTACCTGCATGAGTTGATGTAGTAGTTACAAAAGTGGACGTATTCGTCACAGTGCTAATAGTATATGTTGTTGTATTTGAACTAGGAATATTCTGTATTAAACTATAATCAACTGTTGGAATAATTTGGCGAATACTTTGATCAATAACTTCTGTGCCTATGTCAGAGAACTTTGCAGGACCAGTTCCTAATGTCGATCGGCGCAGGCCACTTAACACGTTTCCGTCTTTAGCAGTGTACTCAATGCGTTCGCTGTCAACTAAGATAACTCCTGGTAAATTTCTTCCTGGATTTGGTTGCAATAAATGGTCACCATGTTCTACAAAAATCTTATCATCAGTATATTGTAACGGTTGTGCTAACTTTGTAGAGAAATATTCTGATATACGTCTAAATTGCTGACGACCAAACATGTCTTTAAAAATTCTATGACCTAATATTTTAGTTCCATAAGATGGAGGATTAATTACGACAACTACAATATCATCAGTTAATTTAATATTTACAAATTCTGATAATTCAATTGTTCTCATATCTTCACGAACAAAATAATCAAAGCCAGCAGTTAATTGTTTGTTTTCAATAGTTACCCATACATAATTTTCATTAAGCACAGGGAATGTCAATATTAATTCGTCAGTGCCTTTGAATCTTTCAGTCCTTATCATCATGTTGTCATGATCAGTAAACGAAGTTACTTTAATAGTAGCAGTAGTAACAGGAGTTGATAGACTCAATGCATTACCTGTTAAGAAGTAATCATAATCAACCAATGGCAAGATTGCAATTGCATCTCCTGCGACTATTCCAGGTTTAATTAATGTAATAGTTTCGTTTATTGTATTAACAGTAAAGTCATAGCCTGGGCGTAACTCAATGCCATTAACGTAAACTTTAACATTGTTTAAGTTATAAGTACTTGGACGAGAATTTTTAGAATCAATAGGATAAGTCATTACTCCGTTACGGATTTTGTAATAACTTGCCCATGGTGGTAGCAATCTTTCTCTAGTAGTATCTGTTATTTTTTCAACAATAACTTGTTCGCTTAGAGGTTCAATGCCGCCGGGTGCTCGCTCTAAAAATAATTCAGAAGTTGCAGTAGACCCAACGGTAAAGAATTGTTCATGCATTGTATTAAATTTAGGATATAACTGATTGAAGAACCATGCTTCTAAATTATATAAATTACTAGTTAATCCATTAACTGTAATCATTGCTCTATTATTAACAGAGCTAGTTGGACTCAATACAAATCCTCGAACACTAATATCTTCGGGATTTGGTGACTCTCCTATTACATCGCCGTTTAGTAAAACGTATACACTTAATACTTCATCAATAGGTAGTAAACTAGACACTGCTATTGTTCCGGTATTTCCCTGAGAAACAACTTCGGTTCCTACATAATTACTGTCTACTATAGTATTAGAACCAGCAGTAACAAAAGAATATCCTACTAATGTGTTGGCCGGTTGCGTATTAACAACTATAGTATTGCCAAACATACAATATTGGGTAGAAGTAGTGAATGAGTTTTCATTGAAAACTTTTTCAAATGTTCTGCCATTTGCCTGTACTCTAAATCCTAAAGGTGCATCAGGTAACCATGTTAATTCTGCTCGAGTCACGCCAGATGGTCCAGCGGCAAAAGCTCCAGATACTACCAATGGGTATGTTAGAGGCTCAACTGTAGTGTATACGTTAATACCCACAGCATCGCGCACTAATCCCGGAACACATTCTTCAGGAGCATAACTATCAACAGAATTTAAAAAATTGTTTCCATCAATAACAATATCTTCTGGTTTGTAACCCAAATTTGTATCGTATAGATTAGTTCCGCTTATCATACTATCCAAACTATTGTAATTACTATTATACGAGTAAAACTCTAATTCAGTAGATCCGTATACACGAACATCTAGTTCTCCAGATAATGTAACACTTGGATCGATACTTCTTACAGAAACAACTGCTCTATTCAGGCCATCAATTGAATTAGAAATACTATACCAAAGAGTATTAGTAGTAGTTGAAAGTATTTCAGTAGATGTTGTACTCAAAGTAACAGCAGCTCGTCGAACATCAACATACGGTGCAAATGTCTGTAATGATAATACTGTGGCACTAGAGAATGTTTCAACAACAGTGTCTAACAATTTATTATTAGCATCTAATTTGTTAATGATGCTAGTGAGGTTAACATGAGCATCTGATTGTAAAGTAGTTCCTAAGCTGCTTAATTCTAGATCACTAATGCCTTCAAGGTAATTATTTGCAGTCTTGGTTATCCCAATAGCTTGATTAAATCCTGGATCAAGACTAATTTCATAATCTAATGCAGTTACTACTACTGTTGTTCCGCTAAATGTTGCCGACACATTAGTGTACGATGGGCCGTACCCCATGCCTGGATCTGTAACAATAATATTTGTTACAGTAAACCCGTCTTGAACAACTGTAGCATATGCTTGTCTTCCACTAGGATAATTAGGTGGAGGAAAAGTAACTGTAACTAATGAAGTTGTTGACGTAGACATAATAGTAGTTAAGGTAGAAACTGATCGAATTCCGTACCCGTAAAGACTATTAACTCCTACAACCGCTACTAAATCTCCTACGCTGATAGCAGTATTAAATGAATCCTTAGTGTTAATAATTATTGTAGATCCAGCAGGAGAACCTGATTGAATAACGCCTTCAGAAGTTACAATACGAATACTGGTATCTGTTAAATCGTTAACAGTAAGTGTAATATTATTAGTACCAGTGTTACGAAAGCCAATAGTATTTCCGTCAATTAAAATTTTATCACGGAAAACATAATTTGCGCCGCCCGTACCAGTTGACGAAACCCGTACGTTATACCCAGTGTTATCTACTATTAAATCAAAAGTAGCATTAGAACCTACTTGATAGTTTGTGCCTGTTATGTTAGTATACACTGTATAAGATGTGCCTGCGGCGGTACCTTCAACAATACTAGCATAGCCAACAATTGGGGATGGAGAATTATTATCAACTGTAATTATAGCATCATTGACTCCATCTACACCACCTAGTGCTGAACCTGAAATCTTGATCTTATGTCCTATTCGATAGTTCAACCCGCTATTAGTTACTGTTGAAATGCTGTAAGTTCCAGTGCCGGTATCAATTATATTAAATTCTGCGCCGCTTCCGACAAGAGTAGTACCAGATAACCCAGAAATTGTATATGTTGAGAAGATTCTTTTTATTTGTGTATCTACTAAGTCTAATGTAGTAACATACACTTTATTACCTGGACCAACACCTGATACAATAGTAGTAGGTTTAAAAATTTGAGTAGAGGTGTTTAACGGAACAATAGTCTGTCCTGCAAAAATTCCATCAAGAGAACTGACCGTAAATTGTGTTTGATTTACATCCAAATCTCCCAGAAGTTTAGTAACTGCATAACTATTAACAGTTTCGCCCCAAGGAGCAGAATCAAACCCTGTACCGGTATTATCCCAGTTAGGGGTTTGATTAAACAGTAAGCCTTGAACAGATATTCCTGGATATTCTGCGCCGTTTAATAGTAGGGGCAATTCTTTACCTGGCATCAAATCACTAGGATTATATAGACTATTAATTCTATCTACAGCATTATACAAATCAATATTCTTATTATAGGTAATTTTAAAAACTTGTCCATAAGTTGGAACTTGATTTAAGAATACAAACTTAGCATAGTGTCGAATATAACCTGGTAGTTCTCCTGATCGTTCTGTATTCAAGAAATACTTATAACGATGGTCAACCATTCGTTCACCTTCCCAAGAATTTCTTGGGAACGCCTGAGGAATATCTATACCAGTTTGAGATACCTTAACTTGATAATATTCAATAGTATAGTCTGCACCAAATATTAATTTGCCATCTAATAACGGAGTAATAGTACGTTTGTCTGGACTTGCTAACCATGTTAATGTAAACTTGTCCAATGTTCCGTCACATACAAATTCGTCAGTTACTGTTAAATCAACAATGTCACCTACTGTAGAAGTTCTGTCAAACTTCATCCCAATAATATTTTTTCGAACAGTATCATTGGACATTATAACAGATACCCTAGCAGGATCATTACCTACATTACTATTAGAAATAGTTACGATTGGTGGAATTACATATCCAGCTCCCGGATTGGTTACTAACACCTTGTACACTTCACCGTTTCTAATGTATGCTTCGGCAGTTGCACCCGAACCAGTGTCACTAGTAGCAGTAGTAATAGTTACTGTAGGTCTTTGAGTATATCCTGTGCCTGCATATCCTACTTCAATTGCTCCAACATAGAATTTATAATTGTCTGCCCATGATTTCCAAGGATATGTATCTAGTAATGGATCACCTAGCCCAACTACTTCAAGAGAGTCGCTGACTGTATTATAGTAAGACGGTAAATCGAAGTCAGTTGTGTATAGATTAGACTGTTCAATCTTATCGTAGATCGAAGTATAACTTCTTATCTTTGTATGATAAGGTTTGATTTCATTAATATAACTTTCAAAATATTCTTCATTATTTAATTTATAAACAGGACGCTGATCAAGTGTACCGATGTTATTAAAGACGTTGATGAAGGAAGTTTTAAATGCCCAGTCCAATAATTTCTGTTCTGTTAGCGCATACTTAACTGCTGCAAAGAAAAACAAATTCCAATTTACTTTTAACGAATTAATAAAAATATTATCTTTTAGGGCAGTAAGAATATAATACAATTCTTGATCAGGAATTTGGTCGTATAAAGTTTCTTCAATAGTTGCACTGTCGTAAGCATACTTGCCTAAACTGTAATCCCACAAAGTATCTAATAACTGTATAGTCCCCTGTTCTCTGTAGACAATATCATATGAAGGAATATAATTTCCAGCAGCTTCTACTTTTTGCAATATTGCATATTTTCCATCGCCAATATTTTTGACTTTTACGTAGTCACTATTAGCAATAGAAGTTAACGATCCTAATTCAAACAGATTAGATATAGTGTATCCTACAGTTTTATATGCATCATAGGTACTATTAACCCAATCAACTGTTTTCCAGAACAATGGTGTATTGTACTTTTGAGTTTGAGTTCGAACCCATACTCTTAAAGAATAATTAAAACTGTGCTTGGTCCATCTTCCGTTATAATCAGCGTTAGCCTGAACAATAATTGTGTGCGGTCTAACTTCAATTTTTAAAAGCCCGTCTTGGTATCCAGCTCCTACATTAGTAATAGTTGCAGAAATTATCTTGCCTTCTGAATTTAATTCTGTTACAATCTCCCCCACAGAGGTGCCGGCTGAAAGAATTTTAACCTTTGGAGCAATGGTATATCCGAAACCAGGATTAATAATAGTTACATTTTTTATTTTTCCGTTTTCTGCATAACATTCTAAGCTAGCACGTATATAGTTAACTGTAAAGACTTCATCAAGTGCAGCGGTATCTTCAACTATTGCATCATACTCGTATGAAAGTAATGCAGGAATTTCTTCTACCTTGTTAAGGTTTTCAAAAGAATAATTTCCTACAATTCTATTTTCAAGCAATACAGAATTTACAAAAGAAATTAAGTTACGTAATGCTGCCAATCTATCTTTAAACAGAGTTTGTTGAGGACGAATTCCAATTCCGTATCTATTTCTATAGGTAAGACTCTTACTAGGAACAACTGTGCCTAAACTATCGTGCCCTAATAAGCTGTCAAATAATTTCTTTTCTAAGAGCGTATTAGGTAAACTTGTATGATCTCTTTCATTCAATAACAACCATTCAGTGTGAGTAGGAGTAGATGAATAATAATGAGTACTGATATTTGCATTAATTCTGTTACCAACTAGTAGTGGTTGGACATTTGCAAATGCAACAGTGTCAGGAGATAATATTTCAATAAATTTTAATCCGTTAGCAACGGGATCCGCAATATAATTAGAAACTTGATAGCTACTTAACCTTCTATTTTTAACAGAAGGCAATGTTACTTTATTCTTAACCCAGAAGTAATAAACATTTTCAAATGCGCCTGTTACATTATTAAACACTTGTTTAACTGAGATAACACTATTGTCAGGATATTTAGGTTGGCCACTAATACTATTTGTCAATCCTTTAGTAGTGTCAGCTTGTGCAGCCCATTCGCTTGGTAGTAGATCTGATTTTACCCATTCATAAACATCAATACTTGCACCTGGGAATAATCTACCCCAATTATTTTTTCTAAATATCTCGTCGCCTTGTTCATACCAGGTATACTTAGCAGTACTCAAATCCCACCATAATTCACCAACATGCTCATCTAACCAGTTTGTTTCAGTGTTGACAATTGTGCCTGCAAGTCCTATAGAATATGTAGCAGGATCAAATGCGGCTTTATATTTTAATTCTTGTTCGGCAATACCTGCAATCTTTCCTTTAACTGGATCAATAACATCAAGATAATCAATAATCTCTTCTTTCAATGTATCAATTAGTGCGACACGCCCAACTGTTGAAATATCAACTAAGTCTGATTGTTCTCTTAACACATTCCAGCTTAGAGAATTTGTATTCACTTTATTAAAGATAAACAATCTAGAAGCATCAGTTGCAGGAGCAGGTAATAAATTACTTTGATTTGTCGGTGCTCCTACAAACACACCATTATTGGTTACTACAACTGCACTACCATATCTGCTACCAGCAGAAATAGTGTAAACTGCAGGTTCTAAAGTAAATGTTGTATATCCAGCTCCCCAAACGTCTGTTAATGCGTTTTGAGCATAGATTACCAAATTACGAATGCCAGCAGGGAATCGAGTAGTATCAATATAAAAATAATGATCACGATTTGGAGAATTTTGAATTGTGCCGCCGTAAGGACCATATGTTAGCCCATCAACTTGTCCAATAATATACTTAATATCAACATCTGTATGGAATGTAACAACTATGGTATTTCCTATGTTTGCAGGATTTTCAGACAACTCGATGTTAGTGATTACAGGAGCTGTTGGGGCTTGTGTAGGAATATCAAAAGGTATTATAGATGCTTCTGTAACATCTTCAATTATCCTAACATCGTTCAATTCGTCAGCTTGAATGAATTTGTTGCCTATCTTATTGTACAAATAAACTGTTCCAGCATCCGGCAACGACTCATTAAACTTTGTAGAATTATTGTCAAATGTAGTCTTACCTGAATTATTATATTCATCAAATATTTGGTCTTGACTTCTAGTTTTGCCTAGAGCGCTGATACCAATTGTCTTTTCATCTTTACTGATAGATATAGAGTAACCAAACTTTAAATCATTGGTAGGTAGAGGATTGACAATAGTTTGTACTAATGTATATGTACCTGTAGAAGTTAAATTAGTTAGTTTATAAATGTCAACTTTACCGTAAGGTTCGTTTGTTTCTTTAAACTCAGGTGCAGATATAATTAGGTAATTTGTTGACATAGCAACATCATATCCAAATTTACCAGTTAAGTGTGATAAAGTTTGTAGGTATTGTAAATTATTATTAAAAATTTCTACAACACCGGTAGAGGTATTAAATTTACCCGGGGCGCTAATTGCAATTCTTGAACTATCAGGTGATCCGGCAATTTTATGTCCCCATTGATCCCCAGCATACAATATTGAATTAGGTTTAATTTCAAATAATTCTGGATGGTCATTAACTACTGTTTCATTCTTTAATGTAGTTGTAACTGTTCCGTTAGTTCCGGTAGTATTTCCAATAATTAACACTGTTGGAGCTTGTAAATACCCCCATCCTGGACTAGTAATTATTATTGAAGTAGCAGTAGCAGTAGCAGTTGTTGAAGTAGTTAACCAGCTAATAATTCCAGTTGCAGGAACTCCATTCGAAGTTTCAGGATTTGAAAAACTTAACGAAATAGTAGATGTATTTGATTTGTCAGCTGTTGTTAGTCCAGATAACACTGCTGAGGCTATTCCCTGGCCGCCACGAGAAATTCCAGTCGTAGAGGTAAATGTTCCTGTACCAAAACTTACAACATAAGCATATACAGAACCTGTGCTAATAGATGATGAGATTCCAGGAGCACCAACCAACATCATTGTAGACACATTAGACGCAACTTGATTTACATATATAGAATGGCCGAACCTAGAGTTACTTAATGTAGCTGTATTAGTTAATACAATTTCAGTAAATGTTGGAAAATCTTCTTGACGACTATCAATCTTAACTAATCCTTCATTGATGTAAGGTCTAGCGTATCCGGTGCCAGTACTAAAAGTTAATACATTAGTTCCAGTTGCTCTAACATAAGTAGCCTCAGGAGCTCCAGTTACATACAACTTTTTTGCAATATCATATTGTAAAGCATAACCAAACTGTGTAGAACTAGTTGCGCTGGCGTATGTTTTTTGAGCACTATTTAAAATATAATCATATTTTCGTGCCCAGATACCGTTTACGTTATTAAAGACTTTAACTCGTCCCCAATTAAATGTTCCGTCAACTTTCCATCCTGGTGCAGATACTAACATTACAGGGCTATCATCGGATGCAAAGATTGATGTTCCGAACTGCTGTCCGGGTGGTGTGTTAACTGTATCTGAAACTGCCGCAGAATAGTTTTTAATTTTTTCGTAAACTTGCCACTTGCCGCCAGTTCCGTTATCAATCCAAACTTTATCACCGGCATTTAATTTTAATAAATCAGTAACTGCTGCTAGCTCATCAAGATTACTATATCTAGCTTCTTCAAATTTATACAGGGCACCGTAATTTAATAATGCTTCATTTTCTATACTGGATAAAGAACTAGAAACTGTAAATTGACTGATTGTTACAACAGAGTTAACAATGTAAACTCCATTAACCTGATTATTAAATCTTGCTACAGAGATAACATCTCCAGGTTGAAGATTATGATGTCCATCAGTTACAAAAGTAATTTCGCCACCTGGCGCACTAACAAACACTCCTGTAATCTCAGCAAGTTGTTTTGCATATCTGTATACTGTCCAGTCTCCATTTTCTTGAAAACCTAACCAAATTGTGTCTCCGTCTTGTATTGCAGAATTATTAGCAATGTCTAACAGACTGTTTTTATTATAGGCAGTAGAGGTAACATCGTCAGGACGTACATAACCCGCTGTGGTTAATTTTAAATTATTATCTAACCAAGTGCTAGGATAAGAATCGATAGTAGCAGCAGGTGAATAGTCAACTGGGGTTAGTAGTAAGTCTGAAGGTATTACATAATTAACTAAAGGATTTGAATCAGTTGGTACTAAATCGGCAAATTTAATTAGATAAGGATTTTCTAAAAAGGTTCCTTCTTCTAAAGAAAATTCTATTTCATTTAAAGTACCAAAACTACCGTAATGGCCTATTCTAAAAGCCCACTCTTCTTTAAAAGAAATCTCACCCTTGTTAGTAAATTCACTAGCTTTGGATAATTTGTCAACTGCATTTTTAGTACCCTTATCTTTAATCATTCCTTGATAGAATTTATATTGACTAATCGGGTTAGTAAAGATATTGTTTAAGTATATTCTAGGAGTGTATCCTGTTAAATGTTGCGCCAATTGCTGTTGACCATAATCAAAATTATCAATATCTAAACTATAGAAATCATCAAACTGATTAACTTTGTAATCAAAGTTAGGTAACAGTTGTGGAACTGGTTTGTCTCGCAGCTGATCCCATTCGTTGAAATTGAACGTAACATTAGCACTAATTGATTTCAAAGATTGGTAATACCTACCGTTATACCTTACAACTTTACCCGGTAAGTATTTCTTATATGGTTGCCAATCGGTAATTTCAACATTATCGTATACAAATCCAGGGCTGAACAAATCTCCGTTCCAGTTTTTTGTTCTAAATCCAGAAAGTTTAATTCTTCGTTGCTTATATCCTGTCTCAACGTCATAGATAGTATCGTTGAATACTGTAAAGTTATTAAACACCATACCGTGTTCTTTTTGTACAGAATTTAATGTTGCAAAGAATAAGCCCTCGTTTGCATCTCTAGTTTTAATTGTGCATATTGTATCTTCTCTAGACATAGTAAATCTATCAATAGGATAAGGTTTACCGTCTGCCTTTAATAGACTGTATTCATATTTTCCTGTAGAAATATTATCTACTACTGTGTTTGGAAAATTATATTTGATATAATTTGCAAACGGGCTTAATGTAATTAAGTTACCGTCGGCCCAATTTTGCGTAGACCAATACAAGAATTCTTTTCCTGTAAATTTCCAATTAAGTATTTCATTTAAATCTGTATTAAATTCATCAAATATAAATCCTTGACTCTCTAGATATGCACCATAACCTAAAATTACATCATACACTTCTTGAACATTTGTAAATTCTGATCCATAAGGAATCTGTGTTACAGTTGTTTCAAATTTTGATGGTTGCTGCGCTGTTGCGCCGCCCTTAACAGGAAGTGTGGGAATACCTTGAAACAATGTTAGATCAAATGTAGAACCTGCGTTGTGTCCAATCTTAACTCTATAAAATTTATTATTGTATCTTACTAGTTGACCTTGTTTGTAATAGCGGCCAGTTGTAGATTCCGCTGAGGTAGTATCAACACTACTTAATCCATTGTTACCATTATTAACTATGTTAGACCATTCAGTAAACTCTTCTGATGTGCCGCCAACTTTAACAACTCCAGAAGAAAAAGAAACAATTGGACGGAATATTTTAAAGTATGGATTTGTTACATCGTATCCTTTAATAATAAATTTACCATTAGATTTTTGAACAATGATTCCAGAAATACTAGCAGTGTTAACAGGATTACTTACATTTAAAATTAGTGAGTAGTCTTCAGACGGTAACACAACTCCCGGGCTTGTAGAGGTAGGGTCTACTGAATCAATAATAATTTGTAATTTTTCTTTGCTGACAAAGCCGCCAACCTTATGGAAAAGATTAAAATTAAGATATTCAAGATCTTGTCTTAATCTTGTAATATAATTTTGGTCTTTAGATTTACCATTTTCGATAACGTAGGATCCAAAACCTGCAATCTGATTGTTATCTTCCCCTTCAATTACTAATTTTCTAGGATCTAAATATAGATCATCGCTTGTATATGTTGCCTGTCCGGTAACGTTAATGTCTGATCTGCTAACGTCATATAGATTAGCACAGAATGAACAAGGGTTTAATAGAGCAGCGGCTGCTAAAGATGCAAAAGGATATTGAGAACTAGACCTCCATGCAAACTCAGCTGGTCCGACATCCCCGAACTTCCATTTTTCTTTTTTGTTTTGGTATGAGTTTTCTGAAACTAAAAACGTGTTGGGGTTTTTTAAATCACCATTAATGTCAACTGGGATAATAGAAGACAGGCCAGGTCTTGCATAATCAGAAAGATAGATATCAGTACCTCTTACATACCCGTTTTCTAAATCTGTCCAAAGCATAGTATTAGAAGAGGTATAAGGTGCGACTCCATACTCAGATGCCCACCAATCGGGAGGATTTATAAATCCAAGCATTTCCCAAGGAGCAATATTAGGGCGAATAGTATCATAGAAATAAGAAAACAATGCCTTCCATGATCCAGAAACTTCTAAATCTAGAAGATTATCCACAGTACCTACATAATTCCAAGTGAAGGCGCTTCCTTCGTTAAACGTACTATTTGTTGATACATCAACTCCGTACTTACCCGCCCATCGTGAAAAATCATTTATAAGAATACCGTTTACGTCAGCTACTGTATATTGCCTTTCTCTAAAAGCTGCTGGGCAAAATGCCAACATATCGAATAAATTTTTATCATATGAAACTTTAATATTGTTAAAAATTCGAGTTTCAAATTCTAGAATAATAGCATCTCTGTAATCGCCGTAGGCAACTATTATACTACCATCGTGGCATCTTATTGATTCTACAAGGCCGTTTGCAGGTGTTTGTTTAGTAAACAATATAGGTTCGTACGCAGGCCATAGTCCTAATTTACTAGGAGTAGGAGGAATATAACAGCCCAACGTATTAGAATAACAATGAATTGCTATAACATCACCTATTACTAATGGCAATAGTAAAGTTACAGATCCATCAATATAATTAAATGTATATTGTCGATCTCGAATCAATTGTTCATCATTTACATAAATGATAACTGATTGAAAACTTAATCTTGTTAAATCAAATTCAAACCCTATAGGATACTCAACATTAAAAGTATCAGTAACAGTAAATGTTCTTACTACTTTATTCTGCCCGTATCCAATCATATCAGATCGCTGATATGGAGATTTAAGATCTTTAGCAGTATTAAGAGTTTTTATAATTGAATCTACTGCATCGGCGGGAGATGTTTGACTATCAACTTGTACCAATGACCTTAAAAAATTCATTTTAAATTGATCGTATTGATTCCCAGCTGCTCGTATTGCATCGACTACATTGTGTTCTTTCTTACCAAAGAATATTTGTGAGAAAGAAATTGGGTTAGCGTTAATAACTAATCTTGATCCGTATTTTGTATAGTCTGATAAATCTCTTAAGTTAGTTCCATCATATGCAGAAGTTTTATTAACCATTGTGGATAAATGGTCTCCTAACTCACTTAGTGTTAGACTTATTGGTGAACCATTTAATGGATTATTTGTTAATCCTATTGGAGTTTCATAATAACCATTAGCATTAGGAACTTGGTCTGTTTCTATCTTCAACAATACTACATCGTTTTCTAATAACGTATTACTGGTGATCAATTCAACTTTACCAGAAGTAATAGATGCTGTTGATGTAATTTTCACATTGTTTACATAAACTGACGCTACTAGATTAGTATCTACCGGAGAATCTAAACAGGTTACGGTAATTGTATTTGTATCAGTAGTAATTGTTTGTATTTCTAATACTGGTATTTTATAATTTACAGATTCGGCCCAAACATTAACTAAATTGTCATCTAGTTTTAAATAGGTAATAGAAGTTGAGATAGTCTTACTTAAATTATTATCAATCAAAGTAATTGACTCTGACATAAAATAATTTTTAAATAGGTAGCTACCGGCGCCAATATTGTTTTGATATTTTAATGGGAATCCTAAAATTTGATCGTTTGCGCCAGAACCTAGTTCGTATCCAAAAATTTGATTTCCTGTAAAACTGTTTGCTTCAGAAATATCTGTATAGCTAGTACCGTTGTTAGTGAAGAGATCAAACAGCGGTGGTTGATTTACCTTGGTATGTTGTTGAGCATATAACCATTTGCTAGTAGCAACATTAAAATACCAACTTGTACCGTAATACTCTGTGCCTAAATTTACACTAACGGAATCTCTATCATTTGGAATTAGATCATCAGCACCAATAAGACGTAGTACAGGAACTTCTCCTGTTAGATCAAAATTAACAGAAAATACTTTGCCCCTAACATCTATGTCAGTATCTACGTTAAAGACTACTCTATGTCCTTGCTGTAATAGCACACCGTCAATATAGTATCCGTAGGTACCATCAACTGTAGCAAATGCATCAGTTGTAGTATCATCAATTAAATCAATGTTTTTAATTCCAGCTTTTCCAAAATTATATAATTGTAGATTAGGCTTAAATTCGATAATAGGACGTTTAGCTCTTGCTTCTAACGGATAGATCACCGGAACATTGTTAATCTCAGATGTAGCTCTAATGATTTCTTTATGGAACCACCTGTTGTAACGTGTCCATGGATTCAAGTCAGCGCTGGCTCTGCTAATTGTAGTATAATCAGGAGTCAATGGTAACTTTTTATCACCATCAAATGGAAATTCGTCAAACTCTACATTGTCAAATTTTTCATCAAATACTGTAGCAGTCCTGTCATAAGAATCTAGTAATGCGTAGTTAATTAAATTAATTGAAGACCCTACTCCTTCAACTATGTATACAACACTTGCAATTTCAATCTTCATTCCATTGCTTAACGCATATCCATTAGACATTGTATAGGAAGAATTGCCCACAATGTCGTTAACTGTTTCAGATACATCTAATGCAATAACATCAGGACCTGTTGGCAACCAATAATAGTTTGTAAAATTTATTAACTTGTCCCAATCAATTAATGGATCGTATGAATAGAATTTTGAATTAAAAATTGAATCAAGATTAGAATTCTTTCCGCCTTGTATTCTAATTTCGTTAATTAAATCGTCATAGGAAACAACATCAGTGATGTTATCATTTGCATCTTTAAAAACTAATGCTGGCTCTAAACTATAATTATTTCTTAAGGAAGATAACTCATCAAGATAAAAATCTGTAGTAGGATTATAGTTAGGCGTTATCTTCGATCCAACAAAACCGTCAAGTCTTTCAACTTGAGGAGTTTGAATAAATTGATCAATTGTACTAGATAAAAATTTAGAATTTTTATCAGTTCGTAGATATTCTGGTAGTAGGTTAACTGATTTCTTAATATCCGCCATGTTAGGTTCCACTGGTTGTTACAATTGCTGATATTGATTTTATCTGCGATGCTGTAATGGCATCAATTATTTCTATGTCTGAAATATTTGCCCCATTGATAAAAATTTCATTTGAGAGACAGGCAACTTCGTACAAGCTACCAAAACTACCAACGCTTTTAGGAGTGACTACAAAATTAGTTATGTCAGGGGTTAGTTGGTTCATTACATAAGCCGACAATTCACTAAAATAAAACGATTGTCCAAAATTCCAATTTTCTAAAGCAAAGAATTCATTAATTGCTACTAGTATTCTAGTTTTTAAATCATTATCTGTAGTTGGTTTTTCAGAATTTCTTACTGCTTTAAATTTAGCTTGTAAGCTAGTAGTAGCATTACTTCCAAATAATACTTTATATTTTACAGAATGAAAAATAATTTCATCGCTGATTGCCTTAATTGGTTCCAGACTGCTAGAGTAATTTTGTTCTAAACTACTGCTAGTCGGTGGTAATGGTTGTCTAGCAGAATTACCAGCAAGCCAACTTCTTATTTCATTATCATATCCAGTAGTCAATACATAGATGTCTATAATATTTGATTTACTAGGGTCAATACGTCTATCAGATCCACTGTTATGTATATAGTGGAAATTTAAATCCGATCTGCCTGCTCGAGCAAAATATTGATCAGTATATATTAATTTTTGAGTTAATTCAGACCAGTACTTAACAACATTTAAATCTGAGCTGTAAAAATAAAATAAATCGTTGTCTGCTACTAAATTTGTAGATTTATAAATGAAGAAATCGTCTTCAGTGTTAAAAGGAATTATTCCTGTAGTAAGAGTATATCGCAACCCATCACTTAATTTCTTAAAATAAACAAAATTCTGTTTGAATCCTGTTGTAGAATCAACGTATTCTGGGTTGACTATAGATTTAAAAGAGTCCGGATCTGCAAGCTGTCCAGTATTATTATAATCATAAAAACTTACTTTAACCTTTTTAGGTTCCACATATCCGTCAGGTTCAACTACTGGACCATCAATTTGCCAAGAATAATCTGAAGTTAGTTTTCCTGAGAAACTATTTCCTAATAACCAAACACCTGATACTTTTCTAAATGCATTATTAGTAGCAATGTTAATGTAATAATCCCCATTCTCTCCTAATACAGAAGACGGATTAGTTGTTCCGCTATACCACTGACGAGTTGACTTAGGTTCTGGGTTAACTGATAAGACATCAACTCTATCTTTAATAACAGAATTGTTTGTAAAATCATAGTTAATAGAATCAGTATCTATATAGAATGATGTTTCAGCTTGACTTTCAAATATAAAAAACAAATTCCTATAACGAACTTTGTAATTCTTTCCAGTCCAAACAAAAGCTATGATCCAGCTAGAATCTAATCCAGCATCGCTAACGTTACCTTGGTTATCTAAACTAAAAGAATTAGTTAAATTTAAATTAGAATTTAAAATTATATCCCAAGTTCTGGCATCGCTCGATATTGTTAAACCAAAATTTCTTTGGCTCATACAAAGATTTGCAATTTCATTTTCAATTGAATAATTTAAAGTATGAATATACTTAGGTACTACCTCAACTGGTACAGCTCCATGAGGAACACGACTTGCAAATATTACAGGACCAGTTCCGTCATCTAATGTACCAACTCCACTGTTGCCACCATCACCGATAACTTGGTATACCATAGACCACAGGTAGTCTTTGCCGCCTGCCGGAATAATACCTGAGGTAGGAACAGTTACTAGATTATTATTGCTGTCAAAGTACTTGCCAGTTGTTGGATTAAATTTAACTAGTGCGCCCGGGGAAACATATCTTAAATTTTGTTCTGAGTATTCACCTACTGCCATAACTCCTGAAATATTTGAGAAATAGCCTCGACTCTGTCCAGGTGTTTTATTAACTTCATTCCATGTTAACGCCAATGAAGTTAAATCTAAATTTGTATATTTTTCAATATAAAAAGAACGAATGCCATTAGATAATACAACAGGGGCTAGTGTATTCTTAATAACAGATAGCACTTGATTTCTGCTAGTAAATTCAAACTCAAAATATTCTTCAGTTTCTTCTTGATACAAAATTCCATCGGCAGCAAAAATATTTGTTTTACTATAACCGCCGGTAACATCTGAAATGTCATAATATTTGCTTAGGCCGCTACTTACTCGGTTGACACTCTTAATTTTTAATATATCAGAACCTGCAGTCAGCGGAGCAATATTATAATCTTCTCCGGTAATCATTCTATTCTGTAGGTAATAATTTTGAGGAGCCTTAGTTTGAATGCTGGCGTTTGTTTCCGGTCCAGAACTATTACTAACTGTATACTGTAGACTTAGTGTTAATTGTAACGTGTGAGTTTGATTTGACCCGTTAACGTATGGTACTTGGATAACAATACCACTCATTTGCTCAGGTTTAATAACATAAGACTTTCCATTACTCTGTCTATAGAATAATCTGAATTGCCCCTTGGGCAAATCGCCGAACACACCATCAGCAAAATTTAAATCAATCTGATCATTTTCTCTAGGAGCAATTGCATAAATGGTTCGTAAATCTTTATTAAGACTATTGTAGATAACGTTGTTACTGTTGTTAATTGTAGGAACATCTGTCCACAATGTAGCAAAATTACCATCTTTATCTAGCTGCCATAACCACACATCTGTATCGTTAATATCAGGAGTATTGATTCCTACAATTTCGTTAGGTACCGGATTATCAAGTGTAAACTGAACCATACTCAATGATCCCTGTTTAAACATAGTAAAGAATCCGGTATCTGCGCTACCCGATCCTTGATTATCATTTTTATAAACAAAACTAAATTTGTTAGCAGGTTCGGGTGCAGCTTCATATACAAATGTTTTACCAATAAACGTACATGGTGCTACTTCAAATCCCATTGATACTCCGTCAATGTTTTTATTATAGCTAAACAATGGAACATCAGTTGTTGCGCCGTTAAAATAATATTGCTCTGTTAAAATACCGTCTAATGTTTCTCTGTCAGCCGGATTTCCAAAATCAGAACTCATTGCAGAATTCATAATGTTAATGAATTGTTGGTACCAATTAGAATTAGTAGCATCATTCCATCCGATGGTAGTATTGGCTAAATTGTTTCCGTTAGAATCAATGACGCTGTCAGTTGTAGAAATAGCTGTAACTTTTAAAAAGCCGTTTGCAGGTGTGTTGCGCTTAGGACGATAGCTAATTAATTGTGCCAAACGTAGAATACTGTCACGACGTTGAGCAGTTTCTAAAAAGTTTTCTCGAGCATTTAAATCAACACGGAAACTTAGATTTTGACCTAGATACGCAATAAGGTCAATTAGAGCAATATACTCACTACTGTCAATAAAATCGTTAAAATCTTCTGGATAATTTTCCTGAAGATAGGAAATCATTGTACGTCTTAGTGTTTCAAAGTCGTAGCTTTTAAAGTCAGCATTTCGGAAAGATTGGTAAACTTTTTTCCAATCTTCGCCGACCAGTAGTTGAGAGTTAGTTGAAGGAATCATATTCTTTTCTAGATACCATATTTATTGTAAAAATTAACCGCGCATATTATTGTAGTACTAGACCAACTTTCTGATCAAACACTAATTTTAATGCTGACGATTGGTCGGTATTTTTCATCACAAGAACAATATCTATTAGATATCCTTGCTCGTATTCGTTAACTTGTATTTGTGTAGGATATACTCTAGGATCAGTGTTACATATAGTCTCAATATCTTTAGTTAATACATTCCTGATCTGCGGTGTCAACGGTTCCATAAGTATATCCCAAATAATAGTACCAAAGGTGGGATTCATTACTCGTTGTCCTTTTCTTGTGTTGAAATGATTAAGAATATTTTGTTTAATCAAATCAAAGTCGTAGAGTTTAGATCCTCTGTTGTCGGGATTAGTTGTGCTAAAACCCTTATAATAGTGAGTCAGCTTGTTAGTATGTTGACTATTATAATTCGTAACATTAATTTCTAAATTCTTATAGGGCATGGTATATTTATTATTATTTTAAGAGCCGGTTTTTATAGGGTTGCCACTGCTGTCACTGAGGATGCCGCCACTGCCTGTACCTACTAATTTACCCTGTAGCTGTCCTAAAAAGCATTCATAATAACCCTTCTTCTTGGCTTTGATATCTGGCGTATTAAAGCCAATAGACTTGCAAGCCGCTTCAAAATAGTTAGGATCTGTTTGTGCAACCTTACATCTATCAAGCATGTATTTGACACTAACTTCAGCTGATATAGCAGGATCGCTTAACAATTTAGGGTTGTTAAGTAAATCTTTGTTCACCATATTACCGTAACGTTTATAGTTGGCGCGGCCGGTTAACTGAATGTAACCTCGGCCTATAAAGTTGCCGCCGTCACCTGGCTGAGTATTACCTAAACCTTTACCTTTAGCAGTTTGGTATCCGTACAAGAATTCAGGCAAACTGTTATTAGGGTTGCCTGCATATTGTTGGGCAAGTGCTTTATCACCTTTAAACACACTAGGAAACACTTGTAATAGTCTGTCTGCAGAGTAATTAAATCCTTCTTCAACTAACTTCCAACGACATTCGCCGCCTGCAATACCTAACAAAGAAGCTACTGCATAAGGACTTGTTATTCCATATTTGGCGCAGGCGGCTTTGAGGGCAGCAATACCTGGGGCGGCGGAACTAGCGTTAATATCTTTAGAAAATTCAGGAGTACAAGTTCCAGGAACAACTTCAGGTGGATTAGCAGGCTCTTGTTTGCCAGCAGCAGGATTAGGGGGAACGCCAGCAGCGACACGTGCAGATCCAGGTGCGTTTGCAAGAGTAACGTCTGTAGCAGTAGAACTAACTTTAGTAGGATTAATGTTTTCATGTTGCGGCCAAGGTTCGTGTGTTGGCACACGTTGCATGATAGTTTTAATAGTTCCAGTATTATAAAACTTACCATCGCTCCATCCGTAGCTAACTTGTTTATCCGGTAGACTAAACAGTGGCAAATCTGGAGGAACTTCTGCAGACGTTGCAATGTTTGGGGCTCCGGCTGCTGGACCATTTAAATGTACATTTGATCCAGAAATTAATACATTTCCATTAGCACCTAAATTAAGCACTCCGGCTGTACCTAGATTGATATTGCCTTCACCAGCAAGGCTTACTGCTCCCTCAGCAGAGAAATTAATTTCGCCGCCGGATTCAACGTCATACCCAAGTCCTGCTGTAATACTTACCAAACTACCAATTGTTTCGTCGTGCTTTCCTCTAACGGCAATTTTTTGGTCGCCATCAACTACAAGATAATTGTATCCTGTAATGTTAGTTTCCATATTTTTACCTGCTCGCATCTGAATGTTGCGGCCTGCTTCTATATTAACATCTCGATCGGCACGGAAGTTAAAATCTGCTTCAGTATGAATACTAACACTGTCTGCGGCGTAGATATCAATCTTACCATTACTGGTCATTTCAATCCATGCGGTGCCTTTACTGTTAGCAATGTAGATTAAGTCTTGACTATTGTGCATTAAGATTTGATGACCTGTTCTTGTTCTAAGTCTAATCAGTTCATTCTGTCCGTTGACATCTCCGTCATCCATGACAAAACTACTGCCGCCAAGTCTACTAACAGGTGCTTGTGCATTTCCTTCGTAACCCAACTTACCTCGTTTAGCACCAGCACTATCATCAAGCGGGCCAGGGGTGCTAATACCAAACACTCCGCTAGGTACTTCTCGCCTTGCACTACTAGAAGTAACGCCGCGAGCTGTGTCTAACAACAATCCTTGCTGTACCAATCTATCTGCAAAAGGATGTACTGGTTTAGCAAATCTTTCTACGTTAGGGTTTTCTAACTTCTTAGAGCTTTTGTGAAATTCTGCAACGGGCAAATAATCTGTGCCGTATTTTCTACGCTGTTCTTTTGTGACCGCAACTTGTTTGCTGGCGGCAATACCAGGCACCATATGATTTTGAAATACATCAGCTACACATCCCATCCAATAACCTTGATTAGGATCTCCGTCAATAAAGATAACCATAACTGTGGTTCCAACGTCTGGAGGTACTGCCCAAAAACCGTAGCTCTTTTGTACATCATTAAAATCGCTGCTGTTAGTTCCTTCGTGCCTAATAGAAGTATTGCCTGCAAAAGGACTTAGGTAACGAACTACATAAGTTTCGCCTTGAATCTTTGTAGAGCTAGGCATACCTTTAATTAAAGCAACTTCAAGTCCGCCCATATAAGTTGGATCAAGATGGTTTGTTACTTCTGCAAGGAAGGGGCCCGGATTAGGTAGTGGGGCACGTTTTCTTGTTTCAAATCCCATATATTATCCTATGTTAAAGGTTCCGTTTATTAATTTGTTTAGTGGACTAGCAGATGCGCTACTTCCAAATTTAGCACTAACTGATCCTATTAAATTTTTATCTAGGATAGGAACAGATCCAGTTAATCCAGATAGTTGAGATTGGCCAGATACAGCTTTGTCTTTTATAGAATTAACATCCACTGCATTAAACTGCCCAGTAATATTAGAAAATGGGTTAACCTGCGATGTAGGTATATTAGCCAGCGCAGATGCAACTACCCCAGCTGGTAAAAGATTACCTGATATACTTTTAATATCACTAACTCCGTATAAGTTTGCCACGGCAGTAGCGCCTCCTTTAGCAGCAACTTCGTTGACATAAGCAATGTCTACTCCAGGTGCAGGTGCAGTTGAATAAGGCATGGTAGGAGGAATATTTTTAATCTTGCTTGGAGAAATATAATCTAATACAACACCGGCGTCTGCAGCCTGAGAAAGATTAACTCCTTCGGGTGTATTATTTCCAAAACTTGCAATTTGATTTAAAGATTTACTTTGGTATTGCCTACTTAAACCAGACAGTTGTGAAACGTCCAGTCCTGCCCGAGCACCAATTGCGTTGGGGTCAGCAGTAGATCCGTTAAATGCTGCAATCTTGCTGCCAATGTCGTTAACAAAGGGAGAAATTTTAGTTCCTAAACTACTAATTATTCCAACAGCGGCTACTCCTAATTCTTTTGTTCCGCCAAGTATACTGTTGACTGATCCGTTGGCTAGCCTAGTTGGATCAATTGTAGAACCAAACTTAACATCTAATGCTGTAGGATCTGTGACTACACCTGGCAGTTTAATTGTGGCACCTTCTCCTATACCAGACCCTATGTTTGGTTTGTTAAGAACAGATGCAATAGCTATACCGCCAATTGCCGTAGCAACAGCACCCAGTGCTCGGGGTACCGGAATGTTACCTGTTAACACGTTTGCGGCCACGGCAATTAAAGCAGCAGAACCTAATCCTGTTTGATTTATAGCTCCGAGGCCAGACGAATTTAATCTAATATTAGAAGATATATCAATAGGCAAAGGTTGCCCTATTATAGAAGAACCTGCTGATAGTACCCCGGATCTTAATACACTGCCAGGGGTTTGCATTAACATTCCGGCTGTAGATCCGCCAAGGCCTCCTGTGGCCGCAGTAAAGTT